TTCGGGGATCAGCTTCTCCATCTGCGATTTCCACCAAGCGTTGTTGCCAAGCTCGAAGGGGCAGATCGGGGGGATCGTTTTTGGGAAACAAATCACGGACAATTTGTCTTGCGAAATGGGGGTATCGGGCCATAACATTAGGATGTTTCTCACGGAGTTCAGGACTGTTGAATACACCTTCAGCGACGGTGGATCTAAATTCAACGAGTTCTCCACGGTTACCGTTCCGGGCCAACGCTGTTTTAGGTGGTGTGCCAAACTCTCGATAAGCCCCATCTTTTTTACAGTACTCAATGTGAGACCCAAGAAGACGTACCACTTCGAGATGAGCTCGTTCAGCAAGCCGATTCTTAACTTGGTTAAACCTGGTGTCTGTGACGAAAGACACATGACCCTGTAGATGAGGAGTTCCAGAGGCGCCAACTTCTTTTCCGTAGATAAGATAACTGACCGCTGGGTCCGCTCCCATGGCGTCAATTCGTGTGCACTCATCTTCCGTGTAATTGTTGAGAGTGAATTGCCAGTGCTTTGCTCTGGACTGTCTTGACATGTTTTTATGAGGTTGGTTGGAGTGGAGTAGGGTGGCCGTAATACTGGAAATGGCCACCCACTCCAATCGTGCGAAATTTGACACGATCGGTACGCTCAAGCGCCGCGTGGGCTTGTGCGCTCAGGCGCCGCGCGGGCTTATGTAAGCACATGTTTGGTTGATTCGTGGGGTTCTCATTTTAATAATTCCTCCTCCTGAACCCCTGACTTGGTTTATGCCTGCGGCGCACCTTGGTTGATTTTGCGGGATAGCACCTAACCCCTTGGTCGACTTGCCTGCGGCGCTCCTTGGTTGGTTGGTTTCATTTTTTTTTACTCTTGCTTTTATTCACATACAAGCGCTTTTATTATTAATATGCCGTTTATTGCTCCTGCTATTGCTGCTGCTTTGGGCGGTTATGCTGCTTCACGTTCTAGATACACCCGTAAGCTTAGGGGTACTCGTAAACGTTATGCTTCGAAGAGTAGATATGTGGCTACGCGTCGTAGACCCCGTAGAATGACGAAGGGTAGAGCAAAACTTGCTGCCAGGAGAGCTTTCGCGCTTCCGCGTAATTACGCAACTGCGAAGACTACTGTCGTTAAGCCTGCAAATGTGATTGCTAAGACTAACCAGTTCCTTAATGCTACTGCATGTATTCAGATCTTTCAAGGTCCTGGCATCAATGAGCGTTTGAGAGATTCTGTTGTTATATCAGGAATTCGTATACAATTTGCTTGCAGAAATTTAAACAAGTATAACGCGTTCCTTAATTGGGCAGTTATTAGTGCTAAAGGGGATGAAGATGTATCCACTACTTCCCCTGATTTCTTTAGGGAATATGATGACAGTCGTGCATGGAATGCTGATGCGACTGCGAAGACGGGTTTGGAATGGAGTCATGCAGCAATTAACTTAGACAAGTACCGTGTGCATAGACGTGGAAAGTTTTTATTGGGTGCACAACCCGGAGGTACCGTTGTTGAAGCTTCGGAGAATAAGGATTCTTTTAAGGAGATGGACATTTATGTTAAGCTTGGGAGATCCGTTACGTTTGACGCTACAGCGTCTGTACCTTTTGAACAGATTTATTTTGTTTTCTGGATGGCTTCGCCCTTAGATGGTGCTGGAAGAGGATTAGGAGATGGATTTAGTGAAACTACGAAAATTATTAATTATTATCGTGAACCTAAATCGGGTTAATATAATGGTATCTGTCTGCACTTAATGCTTTCGGATCAGGTTCCTCATTCATAAATACAAATACATGTGGTGGATCGAACTGTTTCATAACAGATTCATACTTAGTCGAGAATAATAAACCATCTTTAACACATTCCAGGAATGAATATTGTAAATGCTCTCCCTTGCTTCTTGGAACATCCACAATTAATATCTTTGTATTCTCTCTGTATTGATATGCCATATCGGCTACTTTTCCTGCTCGGACAATTTGAACCGCTTCACGTGTTCTTTGTAGAAATTTTCCCAGATACGTTTTCCCACAGTTGCCTCTGGGATCAACCACGAAGTAAATTTTTCGGGGATCAGCTTCTCCATCTGCGATTTCCACCAAGCGTTGTTGCCAAGCTCGAAGGGGCAGATCGGGGGGATCGTTTTTGGGAAACAAATCACGGACAATTTGTCTTGCGAAATGGGGGTATCG